GCTCTTGATTAGTTTGTTGCCCATGTTATTGTCATAGTTTGTGTATTTGATTAACTCATCGAAAACCCATTGCTGAGATTCTATGGTATGTTGTTCATTGAATGAATCGTAATCCATCATGACATTAACACCCACTCCACCATTTAACATGCGCACCCTGTCAGCCATACCACTGTTACCATCTTTGCCAGGATCTAAAACAGTCCGTTTATTCTTCCATGAACGTTCTACAGGTGCAAGTATATGCTGGAACGCGATGTATGAAACAGTATCACATGATAATAACAATCGCATTTTCCCTAATTCTAGCTTGAGACTTGAAGTTACGAAAACTTTCCCATCCCAAACTAATATTGGATTGTCCAGCCAATTTTCTATTGCCACTTTTCTGTGTGATTGACCATTAAACTTGAATTCTAATTCGGGGTGGTACTTGTTGATTACCTTACTATGTGAACCATTCACACACCATTCCCATCTTGAATTCCAAAAATCTCCCAAGTCTTCAAACACAACGGCATCTTTGTCGAGTTCTTCTTCTAGAACCTTTCTTATTGCTTTTCTCAATCTTATTTCATTGAACTTTACAGTATTGCAATCAACCCTACTAGTACGTTTCTTACACTCTTCAAGCATATTAACAATACCCACACCTCTACCTAACATACTGTTGCATTCTACTACACATGAACCATAGAAACTGTAGTTCCAGCCGAGTCCTTTGACTAGCATTGTGAATGACTTGCACACTTTCTCATTCTTGACTAAAGCTATTGCCACGCCAACAGGATCATCAAATAGATGAACTGTTGCCTGAGCATATAAACATATACAACACAATTGGTCATTGTATAAGTCTCTGATATCATTATGGTAATAACATAATTTATCTAACACCCAATCTGCCCCCTCATGTCTCAATTGTTTGATCATGTCATCAAACCATATGTTTGTTTTGACACGTGCAACACCTGGTTTCACCTTGAAATGACCCTTTTCTAGTATGCTGGTGTCCTTTGATACATCCTTTGTAGGCATGAATTTGTTGATGACCCCACAAAAAATATCATTGAGTACTGACTCATCATATTTAACCTGGATTATGTATTCACAATTTAATACACTGTAACAGACTGCAGCTATTGTACTTTCAAATTCCAAGCCATATACTATATCAATGTTGTCTGCTGTCTCACGCGTTCCGACCACTCTCCCTATTGTACCTTCTTTTAAACATGTAATTAACGATGATTTTAAGTATTCACCCACAGCACCGAGATCATCAACTCTTTGTGCTATGAGAGGCCATGACAACATTAAATAATGGCGCCAGGATGCGCTTCATTCTGCACATCCTGGTCGCCTTCTTGCTCGTTGTCTTCACCACCTTCCTCTTGTTGGTTGTTGACGTTGATGTCGTTGTTAACATGATCTAATGGTTCCC